GGACTACTTCGATGTACTCCAGTTTTTCAGGTGAGTTTTTGAAGTATTCGCAGTTGCCGCACATCTGCCTGCGAGCCTCTACAGGCTTCACGCTCCAAGCCTTAGCCATCATGCGGTAGTAATCAGTGTTGTCGCTGGTGGTCTCTTCAGGGCCGAACTTCCAGTTCTCAATGACGTTGGCTCGATTGGCTCGATTGATCTTGGCAGTGAACGGTTCTTCTTGCTCGATGATGATGGTCATGCCTTCGAGTGGATTCATATCTGGCTCCTGAACGGATTGAGTGCGCTGACGATCTTCAATTGGTTATCTATCTGCTTGCCTTGAGTATCGACGGTATCCTTCTCGATGCTGGCTCCAGCTTGTTGAGCTTTGATCTGGGTGTTCATGCGATTAGTCTGAGCGTTGAACGCATCCAGTTGCTGAGTAGCTTGATCTGCCTGCATCTGCATCTGAACCTTCTGCGCTTCCAGTTGAATCTTGGCTGTATCCAACTGGAGCCTCTGCACCTCGACCTGTGCTCGCATCTGTTCAGCTTGGGCCTTAGCCATCTCAGCCTGCGCCAGTACCATTGCTGGGTCTTGCTGTTGCTCTTGGCCCTGTGCGCTTTGGGCCATCTGAGCCTTCTCTTCCTCGGTCAACTGGGTCTGTGGGATAAGACCTTGAGCCATCATCTGAAGACGCTTGCGCTCACTGATCTGAGTTGCTGCGCTGGTGGGAATTGCATTGAGCAGAATGTCGCCAGCCATACCAATGATTGACGGATCGACCTTCGCAATCTCGATGATTGTCTCGATGGTCTCCTGCTGCCGGTTGCGGAATGACGGGCCTGCTCGACACGCAACAGCATACTGGCCTTTGGTCAGGTCATTCAGGGTAACGATCTCACCTGTTTGCTGATCGATAATTGGTTCGTTGAGTACTTGCATCTCGCTGCTGCCATCCTCGTACAGCAGTCTGACAGTGCGCTGGGCATCGTAGACCTTTGGAATAGCCTTGACCAAGATGTCTCCAGTGGCAGCAATCGCAGCTTCCAGTGCTCGGAAATACTTGATTGTCCCGTTGTCGCCCTTTGATTGCAGGCTTTCGATAGCCACGCCTGACTGTAGCCCAGGGTTGTCTCCCATCGATGCTGCGAACATCCCAGCAGTCTGGCCTATGATCTGACGCATTGACTCGGAGATCGTGCGAAGCCCTGGGTTAACTTGCGCTCCACCCTGTTGCATCGGAGCGCCAGGCATCTCAGGATCGACGTTGTAGAACTGCACTGGGTCGGAGTTCGTGTTGAGCGTAGCCAGTGCGTCCTCATGCCCTGCTGCTTGCGTCAGGGTCATCCAATACTTGGCTCTCGGAGCCAGGGCACCCTCCTCGATCTCCCTGGACAAGCTGTAATTAAGAACACGCTGCGGGTCTAATAGCTTCTCTACCACGCCCCAATAGATTGTCTTGTTCTCGACAATCTTGAAGTTGCCGTACAGTGGGACGATAGGAATACGGTCGAAGATGGTCTCCTCCTCATCCTCCAGCCATGCGGTCTGGTCAAAGAAGCGTGAATAGACCTTGGTTTTATAAGCCTTGCGAGTCCTAACTTCCTCGATGCCGAGCAGTGTCAGCTCATCCTTTACCTTCTTGAAGTCATCGTCAATAGAGTAGACAGCGCCGTTACTCATCAGCACCAGCTCAACCGCCTCTTGGCTGACGTAGAATAGCTGCCCGACAACGATCACCTGTCCCTTGTCATAATAGGCGTCACCCTCTCTGTCGATAGAGACGGACGCCTGAGAGCCTTCAGGGTAGCGTTTGACGTACTCTTGAACTGACATTGCGTGAAGCAGGAAAGCGTACTGGGCGTCTGACTTGTCTTGCAGATAGGAAGCAGGGTCGAACCAAACTCGGTCGATGAAGTTAGCTACCGGCTCGATCACTAGGTCTTGATCGAATGACTGCGGATCGCTGTACTTGTGGCTAATCATCCAGCCATCGTAGCCAGTGGTCACCATGCCTCGACCTGCATTGACGTAGATATCTTTGGCTCGGCTGATCGACTCGATGTTACGCACCAAGCCATCGATCACCATCGCAGTCTCTTTAGAGGCTGGGCCTGACATCGGAGATACCTTGATGTCGAAGTCTGCAAGCTCGATAGAGGCAGTCACTTGATCGATGATCGGATTGACCTGGTCGAACGTATAACGAGGCTTCCCCACGTTGTTTGTCCACCAATAGGGTTCCCACTGTCCATCACGCTTATCAACAAACAGGTGCGCTTCTCTAGCCTTCTCTCGGTTGTCGTGATCAGCCTCTTGTGCCGACGACATCAAGTTAAGCACTGACTGAAGGCTATCGAAGTCAATTGTGTAGTCGCTATTGTCGCCTGATCCGTATTGAGCCATCAATTCCACCCCTTAAATTTAATCTGCTTGACCTGCACTTTCTCGCCCTTCTTGCTTTGAGCGAACTGCCTGAAAGCGTCTGCGCCCTCTGAGTGCTCGTCGTGCAATGGCATATCCATGAACCTGCCGTTCGTTGCGCTCCACCGCTTGCGGTATCTATCGAGGTGGATGATACCGGCCTTGCAGGCTGTCTCGTCGAACCAGACCGTAGCGAACGAATCGCGGGTCACTTGTATTCCGTGATTGATCTCATCGACCCTCGGCACCAGCTCGATGTTCTTCAGCCCCAGCCTGTCCAGCATCTGCTGCGGAGACACGTTGGCAAGCTGCCCTTGTCGCACATGACCGGCATCGTGCGGGAGATAGTGTACACCCCAGACGTAGCCCAGCTTCTGCATCTCGCTAACATAGTGCGCGTAAGGCTCGCCCCAGCCTTCGATGAATCCAATGAAGTTATCGTTCTGCCCGATCTTCTGGTGCAGCCAGATCGCCGTACCATCAGAGGAGCCAATGTCCCAATAGGTATTCACCGGATAGCCTGGCCGGTGCGGTAGTGTGGTTATTCTGCCTTGCTTTCGAACGGCTGTCATCTGCGCTGAGTAGTAGCAGCCCTCGGTTGACTGCTGGAACGCCTCGTCTGGAGTGCTCGGATACTCCTGCCACATCCTTTCCTCTTGCCCGCTGAAGTCTGAGTCACGGGTTGAGCACCACCATGCGCGTTGCTCTTGGCTGAGTGTACAGCCCTGATCCTGCTCAATCTTGTCAAAGTATTCGTTATCAGTTGCGGTAATCACCACGCCAGCGCAGGGCATCTTGTATCGAGGCTCGACCCACCACGGGAAGAAGTTAAATTTAAACTCCTTGTGCGTAAGTGTATTGCCGCTCTGCGCCTTTTGCATGGACAGGCGGCACATATCATAGAACGCGCCCTCCTGACCCTCTGCGGTTGACTCAATGAAGATGACGCCGTTGCTGGTCACTGAAGGAATCGAGCCAGTGATGACCTCGTTGGCACGATCCGGGAACTTCGCGCATATCTTGCCAAACTCACTAACGTGCAGGTACTGGAGCGTACCACCTCGTGCGCTGGTTGCGACCGAAATCGCGCTGTTGTTGTGCCGGAACAGAAGCTCTGTCTGACTGTCCTTCTCAAGCGGCATTGACTGGCGCAGCGTTGCTGGCAGATTGTTATAGGCAAACTGAACCTTGTCTCGGAATATAGTCTTTGCCACGCTTTCAGTCTGAGCAACGATTGAAGCCCTGACGTTATCGCGGAACAATACGCAGTCGAGGAAGTAGATAGCAATCAGGGTGGTGAAGCCGAGCTGCCGAGCTTTGAGGATAATGTTGCGGTGGTGCATATTCTCCAGCAGTTTGATCTGGGAGGCATTGGGAAGGAATGGCACTGCCAGGTCATCTTCGCCATCGTCGCCCTTAATCATAATCTTGTAGAGGCATCCGCTGGTGAGCCTCCACATCGGGTCTTGAAGCATAGCCTTGAGGTCGTCAACAGTGGTCATTTTGGCCCTAGTGTTCTGCCCTTGATCTCGCCCAGGAGCACTGAGATAGGCCCGCCATCCTCGCCCATGTGCTCCTGCTGAATGCGCTCTGAGTACCCGTGCTTGGTCAGAATCAGCTTTGCAATGGTCGGGTTCAGGTCACCAGTTAAACTTCCATTAACCAGCCTTCTCTCTTGCGCCCTTAGACACTTAGCAACAATGTCAGAAAACTCTTTCTTGTCAGGGTCATCGCTCCAGTCGTAGATAGTCTCGCGTGAGATATCTAGCTCAATAGCAAGTCCCGCCATTTGTGGTATAACGTCACCGCAAGCAGCATAGCCACCGTCAACATAAGCCTTAGCTCTGGATAAGATTTCATCGTTGTACTTGGTTGGTCTACCGCCTGCCATTACTCATACCTCGCTGGCTTTGATCTCGCAGCAGTAGACAGAGCAATGGCAATAGCCTGCTTCTGTGGCTTGCCTGCTTTCATCTCGGCCTTGATGTTCTTGCTGATAGTCTTCTTGCCATAACCTTTTTTCAGCGGCATGAAGCCTCCGTTCAAAATGTTTACCCAACAGGAGCAGTGCTTACATCATACCCGCCCTGAATAGCAAAGGCAAAAATGCCCCAAAAATCTTGCCAAACGTGATGCGAGGCAACACTTCGCTGGCCGGTAAAAAAACTTCGCGCATCCTCGAGGGTAACTGGTAACTCTCCCTAAGGAGAGAGTTACCTAAAGTTACCCTAATTCGGCTGTTTTGCCCCCCCTTTGGGTAACTGAGTTACCTCGTAAAAGTTACCTAGTTACCTGAATGAATATACAGTATTATGTGCAGTAATTACATGCAGCGGTTTACCCTGTTTTTCTCATCATCATGGCGCTTGCTTCTACCTCGTCAAGCATGATCCAGCCATGCTCATGCGATGCGATAATCTCGCCTATCAGCAGATCGCTAACAGGTTTTCCGCTTACCGATGGCTTGGTGTACATCTTGGCTGTGCCTTCTGTCAGCCCCTGATTGGCGACAAGATATTCGATAAAAGCGGATCGTGACACATAAGGCACCCCGTCACGCTCCTCTGCTCCGCCATGCCACCAAGCAGATTCAAACAGCTTTTTGTGCTTGGAGAGCTTATCCATTTTCTCGATCTTTGCTGGCGCATCTGCCGCAACGATGACAGCACTGCTTACCTGCTCGCCATCCTCATCGAGCCAGCCGTTAATGGCAACAGACTTCAGGTTGACGAATATCGGAACCGACATTTCGGCATCCTTGCTCTTGCGTTGGATGATCTCGATGGGGGCGTCTTCTGACTTTGGCGGCACGATGCTGATCTCAATATCCAGAGCGCCACGCCATGCTGATGAACCCCTTGCCCGGTGCTGTGCCTCCTCTGACACGCCAGTGTGATGCACCAGAAGCACTGAGCAGGAAAACTCCTGCATCAGAGCGTTGCAGGCATCCAGCATGGTCTTGGCATCCTGTGCGCTGTTCTCATCGCCGGAGAGAAAGCGGTGCAGGGTGTCCACCACAATAATGCTTGGGGTGATCTGGTTGTGCCTGATGGCGTCAGATACGCGCCGGTAGCCCTCTGGGGTGTTTAGATCGCATCCATCGCGTGAGAGGTGCATGTTGAGGCTTCCTGAGACATTGCCGCCAGCATGATACTGCTTCCACGCTGCAATGCGCCCACGCAGGCCGTGATGGCCTTCTCCGGCAAGGTAGACCACTGATCCTGCTGTGACGCGATTGCCGCACCAGGTTGTGCCATCAGTCAAAGCCGAGGCAGGCAAAGCCGAGGCGATGCGAAGACACATATCCAGCACCACAAAGGTCTTGCCCCCGCCTGATGGGCCGTGAACCATTATCAAAGCATTGGCCTGCAACCAGTGCTTGACCAGCCAGCTTATAGGGGCGGGCTTGGCGCAGAAGTCGTCAGCCTTTATCAGCCAGTCATTAGACTTAGGCTCCAGCAATGCCAGCAGGTCATGCCCTGCCTGGTGATAGTCGTTGGCATCGCCCTCGATGGGCGGCATAACAATCCTTGCGCCAAACTTTGCCGCCGCCTGCTCGGCGTAGTTTAAGCCAACGCCTGATTTATCATTGTCGGCAACAATCACTACCTGATCATACTGATCGCGCAGAATGCTAGTCACATGGAGAAGATTGCTGGCGCTGTACGCAATAAAGACCGCCTTGCCGGTGATCTCATGGATCGTTGCAGCCGTAGCAAAGCCCTCAGCCAGATAGACAGCCTCGCCCTCTGCTGGTACGCCTATGCTCCAGAAGCGCCCGCCTGTTGCGCCGCCTTGGTGGTACTTCTTGTCACCGTCTGCGCTGATGTACTGAAGCGATGACAGCTCGCCAGAATCATCATAAAGCGGCACGATCAATCGGCCATCGCCAGTGACCCTTGCGCCGTGAGGCTGCACATCCTTGCGGGCAAGGTATGGGTGATCCGCGCTTGCGGCCCCTGCATTTATCCATATCTCGCTGACCACATCAGCGGCCACCTCGCGTGACTTCGCAAGCTCCGCATCGCGCATCTTTATGGCTTCGGCCATGCGCCTGCCGTTTGCCATCTCCTGCGCCACCGTCAGCTTAGTGCCGGTGTCCTCCCGCCACTGCTGCTCAATGCCAGCCCGCCAGCAGCCGAAACGCCCTGCTGCAATGCCGTCACCATAGAAGACGTACCAGCCAGGCTTGTCGAAGCCACCGCGCCCCTTGGTGCCGCTGTTGAAGCGGTGGATCTTGCCGTCCATGATGATCTTGTCGGGCGGCGTCAGCCCTGCTGCCATCATTGCATCGTATGCCTGCACCTCTGGCGGTGCAGTAAGTGCCACGCCAATGCTGGGCGGTTGCCACGGCCCGCCGAGGATGTTAGTTAGATCGGCCATTTATGCCCCCTAAATAAGCCTCAAGCCGACTCATCGTTGTGTATGTTGGGTTGGTTTTCTTGCCGTCCCTAAGCGCCCGCAGAGTGTTGTAATGCAGGCCGCAGGCATCGGCCACCACCGCCAGCCGCCGGTCTTTGAGCGCCTCCCTGATCCGTTCCAGTCTTGTGTCGCCTTTTTCGCTGTCAGTCATAATCAATCCCCTTTTTGTAAAATAATGC